TACTTTGTTGTTGTGCTTATGAAGCGTGAACGCTTGATGAAGAAGGTGTTACGTAATTATTTTACTACACGCGTAACTTGCCCAACTCCAGCTTACGATCAAACAGTATATAGCTTCGATAAGCAGACAGAAGATCTTAAGTTTTTGTGGGTAATCCCAGATAAAGAATCGTGTAGACGTATATATTCTCAGAAATACATCGTAGGTCAACCGTACGGCGATCTTATGCCTTACGTTGTAGATTTTTATGAAGGTAAATTAAACAGCTTAGAACAGCACCTTAATGCTAATATAGAGAGGAACAAATGAACGAAGAAATTATAGATAATCCAGTTGTTGACAACACTAGTGTTGATACCAGTGTTGATACCAGTGTCGTTGACACCAGTGTCGTTGAAGATACAGTTGATACCAGTGTCGTTGACACCAGTGTCGTTGATACCAGTGTTGATCAGCAGAAAAATGAGCAGATTAACTTTAAGGCTTTACGTCAAGCTAAGAAGCAGGCAGAAAAAGAACGAGATGAGCTTGCTTTAAGGGTTAAAGAGCTTAGTCGTGTGCGTGAAGATGATCCATATGCTGACACCAGTGTTGATAACACCAGTGATGATGATGTCGATATCTCTTCCAGTAACAGTAGGGATATTAAAGAGTTAAAAAGGCAGTGGACGGCACAGCAGAATCAGCTTAAGGCTAAGTCTATAGAAGAAAAGCTTAAGTCTGAGTTTCCTGATCTTGAAGAGGTTGTAACGTCTGACAATATAGAGGTTCTTAAGGCAAGGGACCCTAACTTTGCAAAGATAATCAACCGAGCACCTTCTGATCCGGACGAACTTTATCATAGAGCAGTAGCTGCACATACTCTTATTAAAAAGTATGGTATATATGTTAAAGACAATCATGTTAAAGATAGAGCAAGGGTTGAAAAGAACATGGCTAAGCCTAGGCCTGCTTCATCTGCGTCAGCAGCTTCAACATCGTCTGAGGGTTTATCTGACTTCTCAAGCTTTGCTGGTATGAATGAAGACGACAGAAGACAGGCTATATTTAAACTAGCTCGGGAACGAGCTGATGGTTAATTAAGACACACTTCCTTCTCAGTTTGGGACCTATGTTTACCATGGTGTAGGTCCCAAACATTGTATTGTTTTTGTACACTTCTTTATGTTACAATGTATTCAACGTAATAAAGAGTCGTTAACTTTGAAATTCACAGTAGAGAATTCTCTCATAGAGCCTCGTGAGCTCAGGACTGTAGTGGATTTACTTCTACACAAGTTTCGTCCGACTTATGTAAGTGATATTATATTTTTTACATAAGGATTTATCATGGCAACAAACACAACTTCCACGCTGCCTCAACCAGTACAATTATATTACGATAATGTACTTTTGAGCACACCAACACCTAATTTAATTCATACAATGGCTGCATCAACCAAATCCCTTAAGGGTAAGTCTGGTGAAACCATTAGAATGGAAAGATACAACAGACTAAATACGTCTCCTGTGCCTCTAGGAAATAAAGGAATAACTCCTCCAGGACAGCTTTTGACGCATACATATATTGACGCGAAAATTTCTTTTTATGGCGATTTCGTAAAGATTAACGAGCAGCTTAACTAAGGTTGGGCGCAAGCCCTTGGTGACTTAATTAGTCATTGTTCTTTGACATATCTGTGTTGTGAAAAAAAGAGGTTGCTCTCTAAAATACCCGTTCTGATTGACTTGGAAACCCTAACGTACTAAGACGAGGGTGACAGGGCGCAAGGTATTAATTTTTTTTTCTTTTAAATGAATGAGAACCGCTATAGGTATTATAGTTTCTGCAATGTAGCTTTTTTAATTCAGCTATGCATTTCAATCTTTTCTCTAAGATTCCTTCTTTAAGTCTTGGATGAAAATTATTTCCTCCTTTTGTTTTTACATAATCTTTACAGTCTTTGTGAAAAGTTGATCTCATTTCTAGCATTATTTCTGCTTCACGTTTTTTTATTACTAGAAATGGCATAACCGCTCTTAAAATATATTCTAATCTTTTACCGGTAGCACTATATTTATACACAGTCTTTCTTGATTTTGATGAGTATTGTGCTGGAGTATATTTTCTATATTTGCCACCAAAATGCTTTATAGTCCACTCTATTAACACCATATCTGTTGAGCTTAAATCGAACTGCGTTGTAAAATGCATCTTTTTTTGAGATGCTCTACAGTCACTTATAGTTATACTACCTTCTCCATCTACTATTCCTGCAAAGTAAGCAAGTACTAAATCGCTATTTTTTGGTTCTATAAACGTTCTTTTCATTATCAATCCTAAAGTAAGGGTTACTATTACCGTAATCAGGATAAATTAAATTAAAGTTTTTACCAGCGTGAACGACTTAGGCGAATGGGAACGCGAAAGCGTTAAGCGAAAGTCTGATCTTGCATGAGAGTGCAAGAGGGAGATCCGAAGAGGTTTCCCCGCCATGTATAAAATCATGGTCATAAAAGTAACAGTATGTCCCCTCACATCACAGTCCCCTGTTATGAACCAAGCAACAATTCGTCTTGGTCAATCAATGAAAGAAACAGAAGATCAACTAGTTAGAGATATGTTGGCAACAACCGCTACTGTAATATTTGCTACTGGTGGAATAAATGGTGATTCACCAACCGAGATGGCATTGTCAGATATACAAAGTGTTACAATGACTTTGTTATCTAATAATGCTAAAACAATTTTAGAGTCTGTAGAAGGCGCTAATAAGTTTGGAACAGCTCCAGTAAACAATGCTTACATTGCAATGGCTCATACTGACTTATCAACAACACTTTCTAATTTAAATGGATTTATAAACACCATTCAATATCCTAACCAATCTAAAATTAAATCAACAGAATGGGGATCAGTTGACAGAGAAAGATTCTTCTTGTCTTCAAGAGGTTCTATTTCTGCTAATGCTTCAGGAAATGATGCTAAGGTTTACAATACCTTTATTTGTGGAATGGAAGCTTACTGTAACGTAAAATTAGATAATTATAAATCTAAGTTTGTATATAACGATTCTTTAGATCCATTGAAGCTTAATCAATATGTTGGTTGGAAGATGTCTGAAGTTCCAGTTATCACAAATGATGCTTGGATCGTAAATCTTAAATCTACATTATAAGAAGGAGTGAACAATGAGTTCTGAAACAATAGTACAAACCGGTTCATTCGCTGCTGACGGAAAAAATAAAACATTAAAAATTCGTTCTGGAGTGGATAAAATAGTTATCGAAAACGTAACACAATGGGCTGCATCCAATAATGGATATGGTTTCAAATATACATGGTATAAAGGTCTGGGCACAACTGCTCTTATGGAATACCATCCAGCTGCTGATCATACCTCTGCTGTTAATACAACTTTAACTGCAATAGAAGTAATAGACTCAGCTAATTATGCTCTAGGTGGAGCAGTTGCAGTAACATCTGGAACAGATGTAACAGGCGCAGTATATGAGACTGGTGATACATCTGGATTAGCTAACGGATCTATAGTTAGATTATCCAGTACTGATCAGATTAATCTTAACGGGTTAGACTTTTCTATTGATGATCTTTCAGCTAATACAAGTTTCGCACTAGCTAACGACTTAGCAACAGCTCCAGGAATAATTGCAGGAACAGGTTTCTACAGAAATGTAGCTCCTAATCTTGAAACATACAGACTATTTGCACCTTCCAATAGAAATATTGCGAATATAGATAAAACAACAAGCGAAGTAACAACATTGGTTGATCATGGTTACTCAGTAGGTAATAAAGTTAAATTTAGTATTCCTGCAAAAGCTGGAATGACTGAGCTTAATGGCATTGAAGGAAACATTACAGCAATATCAACAAGTAAATTCACAGTTGATACTGTTATGACTTCAATGACAACATTTAAATTCCCTGTGTACGGTGATGTTCCATGTCAAATCCCTAGTGTTGTCCCTGTTGGTGATGGTAGTTCATCTGTAAGTCAAACAGCTCCAAGTAAATTCTTTAATCAAGGATTTATTGGTGTAATTCTTACTGGTGGAACAACTTCCCCAGCTGGTAACAGTGGTGATACTGTTAGATGGACCTCTTATGTTGTTGAGAACATAGACGACGAATAAGACATCTATAGCGACTGGTAGGTTGAGATTTATGTTCCTCTTCTTGATCTACCAGTAAGTAATTGAGGACTATGCGGCAGTCATTGACTAAACAAGCATAGGTGTCTAAATCACTCTTGCTTATACTAGGAGGCCAGATGGCAATAACAAAAAAGAATATCGTAATTAAATCCAAGAAGAATAAAGAACAGCTTAGAGCTAGAGATAGCGAACTTGTTCGTGGAATATTTAGGTATGATGAAGTACCGGGTGGAACATTGATTTTCTGTTATAAGAAATATAAGGGTGATCCAGTAATAAGTTATACACTTCTTGATGGTGAAGAAAGTGAAATACCACGCGGAGTTGCTAAGCATTTAGTTACAACTGGAAGTTATGCAATACATGAATATCAAACTGATACAAGAGGTAATCCTGTTGTAAGAATCGGTCGTAAAAAGAGAAGATATTCTTTTGAATCTTTAGGTTTCTTTGAAGATATCGAAGACGAAATAAAGTCTGAAGAATCTAATCTTTTTACTGTAGAGAAGCTTTAAGCTTGTAAGATTACAAACATAAGAACATTAGGAGACGGGTAAATGTCAGATGCAACGTTATCTGCTTTAAGTAATATTAGAACTAAAGTAAGACGGTTGACAAGAAACCCGTCTACAGCTCAGTTATCAGATGCAGATCTAGATGAATACGTTAACAATTTTATTCTTTATGATATGCCGGCTCATATTGAATTGAACACTTTTAAGACAGTATTAACATTCTATACAAAGCCAAACATAGACACATACAGCACTTCAGATGAACCAGGAGAGCCTTTATATAACTTTAAGAACAAGTATTCAAATATTCAGTCTCCAATCTACATTGCTGGTGAAAAGGCTAGCTTTAGTCAATCAATGGATTCGTTTTACAGCTCTTATCCAAAAACAGAATCAAGAATAAACGCAGCAACTGGTGACGGAGTTACCACTAACTTTACTGGGACGTTATCTAATATCCCCGTACTTCGTAAACACGTTATCTTTTCTTCTGTTGGTGTTGCTGGTGAAGACTTACTAATAACCGATGATGATGGTGATGGTATTTTGTCAGGAGATATAGGAGCTGGTAGTACTATAGATTACGTAACAGGCGTATACGATATAACATTTGATGCTGCACCTGAATCTCAAGAAACCGTGTATCTAAGTACTGTTCCTTATACGGCATACAAGCCAAGTTCTATTATCTTTATGGAAAATGAATTTACTGTGAGGCCTGTTCCAGATGGTGCTTATAGTGTGGCAGTTACCGCATATATACGACCTACTGAGATGGATAATGCTACTGATCTACCTGAGCTTTCAGAGTTTTGGCAATACATTGCTATAGGTAGTGCAATAAAGTTATTACAAGACAGATTAGACATGGATACAGTACAGCTGTTAATGCCTGAGTTCCAAAATCAAGAGAAGCTTATAGGTCGTCGTAGAATAGTTCAGAACTCTGGTAAAAGAACAGCTACTATATTTACAAGTGGATACAATAACGATTTCATGGGAGATGAATAATGGCATATAATGAAAACACGCCGGCTGATATTAATGAGACTTTTTCTGTTAGTCAGCCTAAAATAAAAGAAAACTTTACAGCAATTAAAACTCTTATAGATATAAACCACGGAACGTTTGATGCTGGAGACGAAGGTAAGCATAATTTTGTATCATTACCACAAGGTACAGTTAGTGCTACTTTTCCTTTGAAAACAGAAACAGATGAAATGGCAATATATTGTAAAACAGATGGAACCAATCCGGCTTTATTTGTTAGGAAACACGATCAAACTGTTGGTGTAGTTACTAATGACATTAACTTTACTACTGCTGGTTTAACCTCACCAGGATGGTGTAAATTACCTTGTGGATTAATTATGAAATGGGGAATTTCTGGTAGCATTACTACTGGTAGTACTGGAACAGCACCGCTTGTTAACGGCGCAGGAATACCTGAAATAGCTACTCTTCTTTCTTGTCAGATAACAATAACAGGTGGAGTTAGTGGTACTGAGGGTAATATGTATATGCAATCATTTAATGATACAGCTACTCATGTGGTAACAATAAGGTATTGGAAAGCGTTTGGTGGTAGTTTATCTAGAGCTGGTTATTATTTCGCTATAGGAATTTAACTATGGCTTACGATAAGTTCCTTATCGCACCATATAAAAGTGGACTTAGGAAGGACCTTACTACGTGGTTGACCCCAAAGGATAGTTTTAAAAGGTTTGAGAATGTTAATTTGCTTCGTGGGAAAATAAATAAAAGATTTGGTGGCAAGCTTGTAGGTGGTACAAGCGAGACTTCAAGAACTAGAATACAGTTGTCCAGAGTTGCGTTGACTGGTGGTGCTGCTGTTGGAGAAACTAATGGTGCAGGATTCGCTACAGGTACACTTCCAACTGGTTTTCACATAAGCCTTGGACAAAGATTTTACATAGGTACTGAAACTTATACTGTAACTTTACTTGGAACAGCAGCTGTTTTAACTGCAGATATCGGTTCAGCAACAACGAAAACTCTTGATAGTATTACTGGTGCTTATGCGTTTAATGGAGCTGAAGCAACATCTCAAATCTATTGGTATGCAGATGGTAACTCTGGAGAAATAATAACTGACGCTGGAACTGGTAATGCAACTGGTTATGCCCCAGGAACAGAATACAACGTAGGGCAAACATTCTTAATTGATACTGAGTTGTTCACGATTAAAGACACTGGAACTCCCGAAGCTATGTTGAGAAGTATAGGAACAGATGCATGTACTTTTAATACAACAACTGGAGCGTTTTCTATTGCTAATGCACCTAAAAATAAAGCTATAATATTCCATCCAACAGAGCCAATAATGAATATTACTCATTATGAGCTTGGCCCTGTTAATGAACATACTACATATATTATGGATACTCAGTTTATATATAAGTTTGATGGTACTTACTGGTCTAAAGATACTACTTTTCCTTCTATCTTAAAGGGAAGCAATAAGCAGTTCTCATGGACAGCTAATTATGTTGGTGCAGCAGCTGGACAGATAGGATTATTTTTCACTAACTTTAATGCAACTAACATAACACCTGCAGATAGTGATGACCCAATGTATTCTTATAATGGAACATTGTGGGAGGATTTCTCTGCTTATACAAAATTTAATAATGATGAAGACTACGTACAAACAGCTAAGATAATTATTGCATGGAAAAACAGACTTATCTTGTTGAATACGATAGAAAAAGATATTTCAGGACCTACTAATACAGCTTATGTAAATAGAGTTAGGTATTCACATAACGGTACTCCTTTTCCAACAGCTGCCTCAACTACAGCTAGTCCAACATATGTACATCCATGGCTACAAAGAAGACAAACATATACATTTGATGATAGTGCTGGGCATATAACAACATATCTTGGTGATGGAGGTGGATATATAGATTTACCTATAGAGCAGGAGATCGTTTCAGCTGCATTGATTAAAGATAGGCTTATTGTTT